CGTGTTTACCGTTACCACCACCTGTCGAGAAACTAAATTCATAACATTAGTGATGAAAAATAAAATTGAATTAGATACTAGGGGATTTAATGGCATGATCAGACACTTGAAAGGATACGGGCAATCGACAAGACCAGTCGTGCGGGCGATAACTTCAGAAGTTCTCGCACTTGCAGCTAAGAAAACTCGCGCTACTACTCTTGCTCAAGTTAAAGAATCGTTAGATAAAAATTTTAGGAAACCATTCGAAGTTCCCGGGAAAGGTTTTATCGGCATAACTAAAGCAGGGAAAGTTTGGGTAAATCTTGTATCGTGGGGAAGCAAGTCGAAGTGGGCCGAAATCTCAAGTAATGGAAAATTAAAAAATGTGCCAACGGGCGTAAAGCGCATCAAGGGAAGTAGAGATGAAATTAATTCGATGATAAAATTTGCAAAGGATTTTAAGAAAAGAGAACTGAAATATAAAAAGTCCGTAGTAGGTCTCTCCAAAGCGTCTTGGTATCGTTTAATAAAAATGCTTAAACTTAGAATGCCTGCAAATGCTCCGTCAAAGTATACTACATTAAAAATTCCTAGAGAAGCTGAGAGAGCTTTAAAAGCTTTCGAGAGACTTCGTGGACATGATAATTATTCTATTATCATACGCAACTCAGTCCAAGCTTGCTTAAACAACAAGGCTAACGGCATACGAGCGTTCTCAGCAGCTATGAACGGAAAAGTGAAGCAATTTAAAACAGCTATCAAAAAGGACGGAAACACTTACGCGAAAGATTTCGCGGCAAGACATGGCTTTACTGTCAAATGAAGTTGGCCGACTATTCTCTCCTAGAGAATTGAAAGCTCCTGTAGACTGGGCCTTCGATAATTGTGTCCTCAGAGATAACGTATCGGAGCTGCCTGGTTCTCTAAAAGTTTTTTCTTACGCGGAGGCACCTCTTAACGATCTGATCGATCCTACGATTAACAAAGTCACGCTCTGCTGGGGATCGCAGTCGAGTAAGACGACGACGATGTATGCAGGGATCGCATATCTTCTTAGCGAGTTTCCGAAGGATACGTTATGGATTATGCCTAGCGCGGAGAACGCTCGTAACTTCTCTAAAGGACGCTGGCTTCCTTTTATCGACGACTGTAAGCCCCTAAAGGAGCAGTGTCCGATAAGCGCGGCATCTGGGAGAGTAGACTCCGATAAGATTACTAATATGCGTCAGGAGTTCTTATCCTGCACGCTAACCTTTGCCGGCGCAGGATCGGAGAATAACGTAAAGTCTGCTCCAGTCGCCTATCTAGTTCTCGACGAAATCGACGAGATCGATCCAGATATCCGTCTCGCTGCGTTAGAGCGGATTAAAGGACGACGAGAGTATAAGATCATCCAGACAAGCACCCCGAAGGACGAGACAGGAGGAATCTGGGAAGAGTATCTTTACGGAGATCAGAGGAGATATTTCGTGCCCTGCCCACATTGTGGAGATTCTATCGAGTTTACTTGGCGCCAGAAAGATAAGGACGGAAACTTACGTTACTCGATAGCTTTCGACGAGGATGCCAAGCTCGAAGACGGAAGCTACGACTTCCATAAGATCTACGCCTCCGCTCGATATCAGTGCCCCAGTTGCGACGGAGAGATCCTCGACGCTCATAAGCCGACTATGGTTAAAAACGGAGAATGGAAAGCGACTAATCCTAACGCTCCTATGGACCATAGGAGTTACCACCTTAACTCTCTCTACGCGCCGGCTATGACTTTCGGAGCTTTAATGGTTAATTGGTTACAAGTAAGTAGCTCGACGCACGGACTGAGGAAGTTCGTTCAGGGTAACTTAGCGGAGCCATGGAGAGAAGACTGGGCGAACCAAGACCAAGCGGACGCGAACGAACTCGAACTAGACTACGAGCGCGGAGATCTTCGCGGAGAGTTTCGAGTTATGGGAGTCGATACGCAGACGGACTCTTACTGGTATATCGTTCGAGGATTCGATCGAGACGGGAATAGTTATCTCGTAGACTTCGGACAGGTTGCTTCGTTTTCCGAATTAGATCTTATCTACGATCAGCATAAATGTCATTCCGCTATAATCGACTGCGCCGGCGATAGAACTTCCGAAGTCTACGAAGAAGTCTTCCGTCGTCGCTCTAAATGGTTCGGATCGAGAGGCTGGGCCAACTTGCAAGGAGAGCAGCCCTATCGTCTCCAGATGAAAGATCCATTTACTGGAGACGCGAAAGGAAGAGCAGGACGATCTAAGATCCGCTATCTTCACGTTAATAAGAAGATCTACGAAGAAGATCTCTCTCGCTTACGATCGAGACAGATATCGGGCTTCTATACTTTTACGGATACTCCGTCGGTTTACTACGATCAGCTCTTCGCGACTTACTGGACCAAGGAGACGGATCGGAGCGGACATATTAAAGTAGTTAAGAAGCTAAAGCGGAGCAAAGGTGACCACCTCTGGGACTGCGAGATCCTCGCTCGCGCTCTTTCGAAGTTTATCGGAATCGCTAGAATCGATCGAGATACCGCTATAGCGGACGCGGAAGAGCGTAGACCTAGGAAGAATCCTGCTTCTAGGACTAGAAGCGCGACTGGTTTCTGGTCATAATAATTTGAGAATAATTAGGGAATAAGGCTTGACTGGGGCAGGTGTGCCCCCTTGTATATCAGTATCGAGGCGCTACTCGACTCGAACTATAACCTAAAAAATACGACAAATGAATAACGAAAATAACGAACTCCGCTCCTCTCTCGAAACACTACGCCCTTCTCTAGAAGAGCACTATACCGAGTATTACTCAAAGCTAGTCACTCGTCTTCTAGGAGATAACGGAATCGTAGATTCTCGCGAAGTTATCTACTACGACGTGAATTTGATCTACTCGATGACTAAGAAATTAGACGAGAATAATAGCAGGATGTCCGCTCCTAGAGAACTTAATGTAGAGCGCATCGAGCGCGGAGCTTCTTCTTACGCTAGTAACGTAATCGAAAGCTTCGTCGCTAAGATCGATTCTAAGCTAGGAGCTTTAGAAAGCTCTAAAGTAATCTCTGGTCGCGGAGACTTCGAGTTCTTCGTCGAAGGAGTTAAGGACGGAAAGAACGTAAGCATTAAGCAAACTCTAAGACAGAACTGGTCTTCACAAGGACGCCCTTTCGATCAGTTCCCAGCACTTTGCTACATCGACGGAAAGAGAATTAAAGCTTCCGAATTTAAGAAGCTCTTCGCCTAAATCCTAACCCTCCTCGCTCTTCGGAGCGGGGAGATTTTTTTTCACATATATAAAATACGACCAATGATTACTAATAATATTAAAATTAAAACTCCTCGCGAATCCTTCCTCGCTAATACGGATATCGATACTCTATTCGATGTAGACGGATGCGAGATTACTCCTGCTAAAGATGCGATCTCCTTCGTTACTTCTCCTACGGGAATAGTAACTTGGACAGAGGCGACTACTTGCTCTCGCTGCGGAGGATCTGGTCTATGGCGCGGATCTTGGCACGGAATTCAGACGACAGGAACTTGCTACGGATGCGACGGAAGCGGACACGGACGCGACACTAGAGCTAAAGGATACTCTAAGGACGCTTACGCTCGTTACGCGAAACGTAAGGAAGCTAATCTAGCTCGTAAGAATCTAAAGATCGAGCGCGAGAATAAGGAGCGTCTAGATAACTTCCGCGAGGAACTCGACGCTCTAGAGGAGCTAGGAACAGCTCTTCTTCCTATCCTTAGTCGAGCTTACGTTAAGTCTAATAGTAAATCTAACGACGACTGGAGCTTCGTAGATAAAGTAGCTAACACGCTCCTAGTAGTTCCTAATCGCGACTACTCTATTCGTCTCGACGCGAGCGATCTAATACTTCGCTCTCGCGAGGAACTCTCTAGAGGTTGGATCGTTAAGTCTCCTAAGACTATCGACGCTCTCCGTAATATGTTAGCTCGTAAGATCGAGCAAGATAAGGAGAGCGAGTTGGCCGCTAACTGGACCGTCGAGGGACGTCAGGAGATCGAAGGAGAGATCCTCTCTACTAAAGTAGTCGAGAACGACTACGGAGTATCGGAGAAGATGCTCCTTAAACTTAGCGACGGAAGAAAATGCTGGGGAACAGTTCCTTCTAAATTAGCCAAGTTTGACATCGGAGATATCGTATCTATCAAAGCTACTATATCGATCTCTAGAGACGATAAAACTTTCGCGTTCTTTAAGAGACCAAGTCTCTCGAAGTCGTAGGAAATAGGATATAGTAACGGAAGCTCCTCTCGTCGTCGTATTCGAGAGGAGCTTTTTCGTGTATATTGACATAGAGACGGAATACGAATGGCCGCCACTACTTCTACAGCTCAGCTTATCGTTATAAGAGATAAGCTCCTTCTCGCTCTTAGTAAACTAGCAGAGGATGGAATTACGTCCTATAGTATAGGAGATCAGACGTTCTCTCTAGCGGACGTAGGAGATCTCCTTACGCAAGTAGAGCGACTAGATAGGCTAATAGCTCTAAAGGATCGGACGCTAGGCGGACGAGGACGGAATCGTATTACTTTAGAAAACTATAATGGCTAAGAATAATAAAAAACCCACGCGCATAGGATTCGCTACGAAGCAATTTTTAAAAGCTTTTAGAGGATACGATGCTGTAAAGAACACTCGTTATCGCGCTCGTCGCGGAACGAATCCGATCCGATCCGAAGAGATCGAGTTATCTAACTACGATCGTAATCAGTTAATCTCTACGTGCTTAGAGTTCCGTCGTAATAATCCGATCGTCGCGTCTCTATCGAGACTTCGGAAAGCAGATATAGTGGGCCGGGGGATTATTCCTCAGCCGACTACTGGAGACGCGGATACGGACGCTACTATCTCAGAAGCGTGGAATAGATTTTCTGAGAGTCCTGAAGTAACTGGTATGCTCGATATGCGAGAGCTACAACACCAGATGATCGACTCGCTTCTTTACTACGGAGACTGCGGAATAATCGTAGGAAAGGATCAGCTGCAATTTATAGACGGATCTAGAATCGGAAATCCTAACGGAGAAACTACTTCCGACGAGGACTCTAGTTTTCAGAACGGAGTAGAGATAGATAAGATGGGTAAGCCGGTCTCTTACGCTGTAGGAAATCGAGTATCTGGGACTCTTAAAGATACGAAGCTAATCCCAGCTAGAGACTTTATTCCGTTCCTAAAAAGAATCCGTCCTAATCAATATCGAGGAATCCCAGAACTAGCTCCTGTAATCAATACCCTGCAGGACTGCGACGAATACGATCGCGTCGAGATGATGGCAGCTAAGGTTAGCGCGTCTCTAGCGGTTGCTGTTAAGCGCGAGAACTCTTACGAGTTCGAGCTGCAGAATCGACTAGACGGAAGCGAGCAGGACGCTCTGGGCAATCTCGAAGAGTTCCAGCCTGGAAGATTTCATTATCTAGAGCCTGGAGAGGACATTAGCGTTATCGGATCGAACGGAAGACCGAACGTAGATGGCATCCAGTGGGTGAGTTATCTGCTCAGAAAAGTCGGAAGCGCGGTAGGCATTCCGCTAGAGTTCCTTCTTATGGAGATCGGAGGAAGTTCTTTCTCCGCTTCTCAAGGTGTCGTTTTACAATATCAGCAAACAGTCGAGAACTATCAGACGGATCT